GCTTTTCAAGTATACTTTTACTATGCAAGTATTATTTCTTATCATTCTAATCCTGAAAATAAGAATGGTGGTATGATATATTTAAGAAATCAAATTACTGCACAAGCTATAGAAGATCTGACACAACTTGGGCGTATTTTACAAGATACACCAGTTCCTCCTAAAATGTATGAGTTAATTCGCTATTTATCAGGAAATTTTCTAAGTGGTACTTCTCCGGAATCGCCAATCATAATGATCAGTCCTAGTGTTCCTACAAACAATGGTATTAATTTATCGGATATTGGTGCAGCTTATACTGCGCTCCAAGGTGCATCTGTTAAACCTATCTTAACTTTGTTAAGAAGAGCTGTTCCTCAATGGAGAAATCCAACTTTGTATGATGTAGAAACGGTCCCTCTATATGATAGAAATTTCTTAACGATATTTGCTAATCTACCTTTTACTTACTTTGCTTCGGCTACTTTTACGAGATATCCGTCAGTGTCTTTATCAACAACTCCGATTAAGTATAATTCATTTACTACTGAATTGGATGGTACTGCATTTGCCTTAAATGGTATTTGGAATACTACAGAAGTCGCTTGGTCACCAGGACTTATGATTTCAACTGGTGTAACAGGTGCAATCTCTGGGAATTCTAGAACATCATACTATCAAGTAGGTGGTGTTACTAAAATGTATCCTAGTGATTTAGATCCATTCTTAACTAGATCTAGATCTACAACTTATATGCTTAATGATGCATTAACTTTAATTTTATCACCTCACATACCTGGAACTTCTATGTGTGAAGGTGTTACTATTAACACTATTAGAGAAACGTGTATGAACGTTTTAGACTATTTAATGTCAGCAGATACTATTAAAATTGATGTTAGAAAATTTCATTTTGGTAGTAGCCTAAAATCAGATATACCTGATGGTAAGCCTAAGTTTTCTAGACGCAAACGAAATTAATTAATTAAAACTAAATTTATGATTACAAAATATGCAAACCTTTCTTTTCTAAATAAGTTAAACTTAAATTTATTAGTCAAAGATAAGCTTTCCAATCTGTTATCGCGAATTATATCAGGAAATGAAGATGTATACCTTACTCCTTTCGCTAAGAATAATGGTCCTATTTTCCTTTTAAGTGAATTCAATAAAGTATTTGACACTAATATAAATTCAATGAATGATGTTTTAATTGACTTGGAGAGTAAGAACAGAGATTCTTTCGGCAGTAGATCGTTTGCCGCTCCATGGAAGGACAGAAAACAATCTCTACTAGACAGTTTCGGGTCTGGTAAGTCTATAAGCCTAGATATAAAACCATTGGCAGGTGTTCCATGCCTACGTCCTTTATCTAGGGCACGCGCGAGCGATCTCCTTAAAAGCGACACATCAAGTGGTCTTCCGTTCTACATCAGAAAGGGGCTTGTTAAGGATAGAGTTTTGAATGAATTTGAAGAACTTCTCGAAAGGAAGGATCCTTGTATATTATTTACAAGAACACAGGAGCAGAAGAAAACTAGAAACGTATGGGGTTATCCTATGGCGGACACTCTATTCGAGATGATGTTTTACTCTCCTCTTTTGGGTTTTCAAAAGAAACTACCTTATAGATCTGCTTTAATATCACCAATCGAGGTAAGCAGACGTATGACTGAAATCATTCTGGAATGCAGTCAACGTGGTGATTATACTATGGTAAGTATAGATTTTAGTCGTTATGACAATACAACTAAATCAGAACTCCAGAAGTTAGCTTTTG